AACAACTGCTGGAATTTTTGACCTTGACACCGATTCTAATGGTCGTTGGATGGTTGAAAAATTCAAAGGTCTGATGATGCAGATTGAAAAAGATGCTAACCAGATTGGTAAAGACACTCGTAGAGGTAAAGGAAATATCCTTATGACATCTTCTGATGTTGCTTCCGCCCTTCAAATGGCTGGAATGTTGGATTATTCTCCTGCAATGAGTACTGATATTAATTCAGATACATCCTCTTCCACATTTGCTGGTGTTCTTAATGGTCGATATAAAGTTTATGTTGATCCTTATGCAGATGCAAATGCACAAGAGTTCTATTGTGTTGGTTACAAGGGTGATTCACCTATGGATGCTGGTATATTCTACTGTCCTTACGTTCCATTGCAAATGGTTCGTGCAGTTGATTCAGCTAGTTTTCAACCACAAATTGCTTTCAAGACACGTTATGGTCTAGTTGCTAATCCATTTGCTGAAAATGCAAGTGCTTCAACTGGTCGTATGACAGGTGTTCTTGGAACCAATCCTCACTTGAACGTTTATTACAGAAAAGCTGCTATTAGCAACTTGATGTAATCCGTTCCCTACATATAGTAGGATTGTAAAAGGGAGTAGAGAAATCTGCTCCCTTTTTTTGTTTGTAGTCATTTTCTTGTGAGAATAAAATGTTGATAGTAATAGGTAATGGTTATTCTAAAACCATTTCCGATGTAACCCTCTTCAATAACCACACTACATACGGTTGTGATTATATCTACAATCGAGTCATTCCAGATAATCTAGTTAGTGAGAATATTGGAATAACTGTAGAACTTATCGCTAACGGTCACACCAAAAAACACGTTTGTCATTTCAGAAATTTTACTCTCATTCCAAGTTTTCATTATGACATGATGAAACAAACTACGGATAAGAGAATGAAAATCGCAGAGAACGAACCAACCACAGAAAATTTTATACAATTTGCTCACGAAGGAATGATGTATTTTCTTTGGATAGATTCTAACGATTTGACAAAAAACATTGATTGGTGGGGAAATGAATATGATGATTGGATTACAGAAACAGTTGCTCTGAGAATATCTTGTTTGGAAAATCCAAACGAAACATTGTATTGTGTGGGTTATGATTATTTTCACAATCAAACAAGTTCGGGTGTTTATCTTGGTTCATCTACGACTATTTCTAATGTTGAGAGTCAAGATTGGATTGTTCAACATAGGAAAATAGAAGAAGAGTTTCCAAATAATAATTTCGTATTTGTTGGTAAAGATATCTCATATCCAGAGTTTGAAAAAATGTTACATAAATAGTAATATAACACAAAAGGAATCTATGGCCGCATCAAACAAAGTACCAGACAATTTAAATTATCTTTCCAATATAAGTTTCCGTCTATCGATAGAGGATGCTCCACATCTTACTTGGTTTTGTCAATCAGTAAATGTTCCCGGCGTTTCTATAGATGCGGTTGATATTGCCACTCCATTTGCAAATATACCTTATGCTGGTTCCAATGTTTCATTTGAAGAGTTATCAGTATCTTTTATAGTTGATGAACATTTAAAAAACTGGACTGAAATATATGACCGTATTATTGCATTAGGTTTTGCTGAAGGTCATGAAAAATATAGATTGCTTAAAGAAAAAACTGATTTTACTCCTAGAGGTGGAACAGTATCTACTATTGTTCTTACTATTTTAACAAGTGGAATGAATCCACAAATGGAATTTCATTTCTACGAAGCGTTTCCATTAACAATATCATCTTTGGATTTCAGTAGTGCTGCTACTGATGTTGAATATTTTACTGCTACAGCAACATTTCGTTACACAAATTATGAGATAAAGAATTTACTGAATAACTAAAATTATGGAACTTGAAAAAATTATGTTGATGTGGGAAGAAGATGCTCACATTGATGACAAAGACTTGGATAATGAGTCTCTAAACATACCCAATGTACACCAAAAATATCTAGACATCTATTCTAAAGAGAAACGAAAAATGAGTGACCTTGAAACTCATTGGAAAGTCCTCTTTCAGCAACGATGGGAAGTTGTCATTTCTAAGAACGGAAAGGCTCCTGACCATAACATTAGAGTATCCAAGACAGAGTTAGAACGTCACTATGTCGGTGCTGATGAAGTTTTACAGAAGGCCGAAAAGATTATGAACGGACAAAAAGGTAAAGTTGAGTATCTAAAATCTGTTCTTTCTATGATTGAGAATAGAAGTTTTCACATCAACAATGCAATCAATTGGAGAAAATTCGTTGCAGGTCTTGGATGACCACACAGATATTGATGGAAAAGGATACTGAGGTATTCGTTAGACTTATCTGTGAACCTCATGTGAAGATGGAGTTGAATCATTATTTTAGATTCAGGCCAAAGGGTTATCAGTTCATGCCCATGTTTAGAAGAAAAAAATGGGATGGATACGTTTACCTTTTCAATATGGATAGTAACAGAATCTATTATGGTCTTATTCCAGAGATAAAAAGATTTTCAAATGACCGTGAATATGAGATTATAGATAATACAGGGGATATTCTTGAACCAATATCCAACGATGAATACTTTAATTTTCTTACATCATTTCCTTGTGAATACAAACTCAGAGATTACCAAAGTCTTGCAGTCAGACATTCGATAGACAAAAAACGATGTGTATTATTGTCACCAACTGCTTCTGGGAAATCTCTTATCATTTACTATTTGATTCGATATTACTTTCCTGAAAAATCATTGGTCATTGTTCCTACTCTTTCATTAGTAAGTCAGATGTATTCAGACTTTGAGGCATACGCAAAGGCAGACAAAACGTTTGAGGTCGAAAATTTCGTCCACAAAATATTTGGTGGTCAAGAGAAAGAGACAGACAAACCAATCATCATTTCAACATGGCAATCACTTTATGGACTGAACAAGGATTTCTTTAGTGATTTTAGTTTGGTAATAGGAGATGAAGCACATCTTTACAAAGCTCGTTCTCTTACTACAATAATGAAGAATTTGGAAAATACACCTCATCGGATTGGAACTACAGGAACATTAGATGAAGTTGAAGTACATAAATTAATACTTGAAGGGTTGTTTGGTTCTACAAAAAAAGTGACTAGCACCAAAGAACTTATCAAGAATAAGACGTTATCATCGATTGCTATAAAATGTCTTATTCTTAAATATACTAAAAAAGAATGTATCACAGTATCAAAACTGAACTATCAAGAAGAAATAGACTTTCTAGTAAGTCACCCAAAGAGAAATAATTATATTTGTAATTTGGTAAAAGGTCTAACTGGAAACACATTAGTTTTATTTCAGTTGATTGAAAAACATGGTAATATTCTACATTCAATACTGGAAGAAATCATCGATCCTTCCAGAAAAATCTTTTTTGTTTATGGAGGAACAGATGCAGATACAAGAGAAAAAGTCAGAGAACTTATCGAGAAGGAAAAGGATGCTATTATATGTGCAAGTTATGGTGTATACAGTACCGGCATCAACATTAGGAATCTTCACAACATTGTTTTCGCTTCTCCTTCTAAGAGTCGTATTAGAAACTTACAATCGATAGGTAGAGGTCTGAGAAAGTCAGATACCAAAGAATCAGCAAGTCTTTATGATATTTCTGATGATTTGTCTTATAATGATAGAAAGAACTACACTTTGAATCACTTTTCGGAAAGAATAAAAATCTATAGTTCTGAACAATTTCCTTATAAAATCTATGTAGTAAATCTCAAAGGATAATATGGCATCACGGAAATATATAAAACTTTCGACAGGAGAAGAAATTCTGGCTGTGTACTTGAAACCAACCGATGGGTTCTTTAATCTAAAGCATCCAATACAAATAACTCATGTATTTGAAAAAGATGAGGAGGGGGTTCGTTTTACGAAATGGATACCTTATACGGATGATGATATAATTCCTGTAGCCGCAAAGTATGTGGTGACAATGACAAGTTTATCTAAGAAGATGACAAAACTGTATAATGAAATACTTCTAGAACAGGGAAGAGAAGAGGGAGAGGATGAATTTGAATCATTAGAAGTAACAAACAGTTTGATTAACTAGCTGCTGCTGCATTCATTTATCAATGACTACAGAGTCAATATACCATGGCAGGCCAAAAATGTCAAGGCTTTATTATCAGAATAACAAAAAAATAACACTTGACTTTATCGATATAACTTGTTATAATAGTATATTATCAACAATTACTACTAAAGGATTCATATGGCTAGACCAAGAACAAAACAACATTATGTAGACAATGAAAAGTTTCTAATAGTCATGGGAGAATATAGAGGTGAATATCTCAAGTCAGTTAATGACGGAGATGAACGTAAACCTCAACTACCAGATTACGCAGGTGAATGTTTCCTCAAAATAGCAGAAAGATTATCTCATAGACCAAATTTTATAAATTATGCATTTCGTGAAGAGATGGTAAGTGATGGAATAGAAAATTGTGTGATGTACGCTAGTAATTTTAATCCAGAAAAATCCAAAAACCCATTTGCTTATTTCACTCAGATTATATACTACGCCTTCCTAAGAAGAATCGAAAAAGAAAAGAAACAACTTTATATAAAATACAAACAAATGGATGAGTATAATTCTATAGAAGATAATTCCGATATGGAAAATATGACTGCTGGTGAACAGAGTGGTATAGCAGCAGGAGCAACCTTGATGACTGTAGATAAACGTGCTAATATATACGATTTCATCTATCAGTTTGAGGAAAAGAAAAGAGCAAAGAAAAAACCTAAAGTAGTAACAAAGAAAAAAGATGATGCTATTTTAGAACTATCTCCCCTGACTGCCTTTATGAGAGCTTGTGTATGAAGATCGCTTTGCTGACAGACACCCACTTTGGTGCTAGAAACGATAGTCTCTTGTTTCTAGACTTCTTTCGCAAGTTCTACGAAAATACATTTTTCCCTACTCTAAAAGAGAGAGGAATAACAGAAGTTATTCATTTGGGTGATGTGGTTGATAGACGGAAATTCATCAACTATAAAACTCTCAATTCAATGAAAGAGATATTTTTTCACCCTCTCAAGGAAATGGGTGGAAATGTCAAAATTATTGTTGGTAATCACGACATCTATTACAAGAATACTCTCAAGGTCAATTCAATGGAAGAATTGACAAAGGGAATGGATCATGTGACAGTATATTCTGACCCTTGTGAAGTATCTCTGACTGAAGACCACAAGGTATTATTTCTGCCATGGATATGTGCTGACAACGAAGACAAATCAAAAGAACTCATTGAGAAGACAAGAACTAAAGTAGCGTTTGGTCATTTACAAATTGTGGGAATAGAACAAGATAAAGGTTCTTTTGCAATGGAAGGTCATTCGATACCAATGTTCAAGGCATTCCAAAGAGTGTTTTCTGGCCACTTTCATCATCGTTCTATTACTGGAAATATCACATATCTTGGTAATCCATATGAAATAACATGGAGTGATTACAATGACAAAAGAGGGTTTCACATCTATGACACAGAAACAATGGAAACAGAGTTCATAGTAAATCCTTATTCGATGTTTCATAAAATATATTACAATGATGAGAAAAATGATTATGGTGACCTCTCAAAATATGAAGATACTTATGTAAAAATAATTATTGAAAACAAAGACAACAATTATTTGTTTGAAATACTAATGGATAAGTTGATTGATGCTGGAGCTAGTAATATTTCGGTGGTTGATAATCTTTTTGACATCGAAGATTTAGGAGATGATATAGATGGAATAGAAGATGTCGAGGATACAATGAGTGTAATTCGTAACTGTGTAGATGGATTACAAATTAAAAACAAAGAAGATTTGAATAAATTGATGCAAGATCTGTACGGAGAGGCATTAACTATGGAGACAGTATAATGAACAGACAAGAAAGAAGAAAACAAGAAAAAATATCCAAAAAAGAAAATGATGCTCTTTCACTTGAAATGCCAATAGATTTGTTACAGCCTTGGTCGGTTCCTTTGATGAGAACAAAGTTACCACCATATGTTTTAGACAGAATGATTGAAATTTCCGATGATATGATATCAGATGAAAAATCTATAAGTCATGGAGCCAGACTTGCTGGTCAAATAAAAACAGAATTGACTGTAGATACTGAACTTTTGAAAAAAAATGATTTGGATAAGTTTTTTCATGCTATGATTAAACAGTTTGTAATCTTCGCAAAAATTCAACAATCTCCCTATAATGTAGAAACCATTCAGAAAGAAACATGGTTGTCCCAAATGTTGTCAATGTGGGTTGTTTCTCAAAAAACAGGAGAATATAATCCTATTCACTTTCACACAGAATGTCAAATTTCTGCTGTAATGTATCTCAAAGTTCCAAAATTTTTACCATCCGAAAAAGAACATAGACAGCATGATGATGGATCTATTACCTTTATATCAAACGCGTCATTAGATAAAGATTTTTCGCATCCCAATATGACAATACGGCCAGTAGTTGCTGATTTTTTTATTTTTGGGTCTAACCAATTACATTCAGTCAATCCTTACTGGTGCGAAGAGGGAGATTCAGAAAGAAGAAGTGTATCTTTTAATGCTAATTTTATGTCTCAAACTGACTATTACAACGAACAAAAGAAAAAAGAGTTGTTAGAAGGTCAATCGTGAGTAACAGACAAGAAAGAAGACGAGCTGAGAGAGATGCTAAAAAAGAAAAAGGAGGGATGAATCCGTTACTATTACAAATGCCATTAAAAATGTTACAGCCTTGGTCTGTTCCAGTGATGCATACAAAATTGCCGGATGAAATTTTACAAAAAATGATTGACATCAGTGACAGGGTAATTGATGATAAAAAATCTTTAAGTCATGGTCATAATCTTGCTGGACAAATAGAAACAGAATTATTAGTAGACCATGAGATTTTGAAGATGACTAAAGTATATGAATTTTTTCACGATGTAATTCAACAGTATGTAATTCAACAAAAATGTCAACAGTATCCATTTAATGTAGAAGAAATTAAAAAGGAAACTTGGTTAGTCCAAATGTTATCAATGTGGGTAGTTTCTCAACAACCAAATGAATATAATCCTATTCATATACATACTCAATGTCAACTTTCTTGTGTGATGTATCTCAAAGTTCCAAAATTTGAACCGTGCAAAAAAGACCATAGAGATATGGATGACGGCGCTATTACTTTTGTGTCAAATTCTTCAAATGACACGGAGTTTTCTCAACCTTCATTAACAATGAGACCTACAGTCGGTGATTTTTTTATTTTTGGGGCCAAACAACTACACATGGTATATCCTTATCGTTGTGAAGAAGGTGACACTGAACGTAGAAGTATTTCATTCAATGCTAATTTTATATCTCAAACAGATTATAACAAAACTCAAAAGGAAAAGAAAGTATGACAAACTATTCACAAGATGAAGACGATAGAAGAAGAGACAGACAGGAACGAGCTGATAGATCGAATGTGTTCACTAAAGAACGAAATCGAACTCAATCAGTTGAAATTGGTAAAGATGAAACCCCCCACACAGCAGTTGATATAGAACTTTCAGATGAAGATTTTATGGGGGTTGCTCTTCAGGCACATGAGAGAGATATTACTTTTAACAAGATGGTTGGTATTATTTTGAAAGATGTTATAAAACAATCAGAACATAAATTTGAACATGGCAATAAACCACATCTTCTTAATGAGGGTAAGTGATAATTTTTAAAAAGATTACTTGGAGTAACTTCCTAAGTACAGGAGATGTTCCTACTACTGTCTTTTTCGATAGGTCACCCACAACACTTATTATTGGTGAAAATGGTTCGGGAAAATCTACTATCTTAGATGCTCTTACCTTTGTATTGTTCGGTAAAGCGTTTCGTAATATCAACAAATCTCAACTAGTGAATACCATCAACGAAAAAGCATTGATGGTTACGATTGATTTCTCTATCGGTAATAAAGACTTTACTGTTCGTAGAGGTGTGAAACCAAATGTATTTGAAATACTACAAGGTGGTAAGATGTTTGACCAACTGGCAAACAATCGTGACTACCAAGAATATTTGGAAAAGGTGATACTGAAGTTGAACTACAAATCATTCACTCAGATTGTTGTTTTGGGGAGTTCCACATTTGAACCATTCATGCAACTGAAACAATCTGACCGTAGAACCATTGTCGAAGACTTGCTTGACATTCAGATATTTTCTTCTATGAATACTTTGCTCAAGGTGAAAAACTCTGAGCTGAAAACGTCTATCATGGAGAATGAAACTAAGAGAGATTTGAATGTATCCAAAATATCGATGCAGAAGAATTATATCAAAAGACTCTCAGAAGACAACCAATCTGATATTCTAAAAAAAGAATCAGACATTTCGACTTTTGAAAATCAGAAAACAACAGCTGTAGATTCTCTCACATCTTATCATAGTGATATTGAGACATTGAGTGGTAGACTTTTCTCTGAGGATAAAGTTCAATCAAAAAACTCTGAGTTCAGCAATCTCCAAAATCAAATCCAAATCAAGTTAAAGCAAGATCAGAAGGAAATCAAGTTCTACGAGAAAAACGATACTTGCTCAACTTGTAAACAACTCATAGACAATGAATTCAAGGAAGAAAAAATCTCTACTCTTTCTACTAGTATCGTAGAGAAAGAAAACGGACTAGGAAAAATATCAGATGAAATACAACAACTGAAAATACAACTTGAGGAATTTCGTAATATTGGAAGACAGATTTCGGAAAAGAATAATCAACTTGCTTCTACTAAATCTCAAATTCAGTCATTGGATAACAACATCGATAGAACACAACGAGACATCAATGAATTAAAAGATAAGAAAAAACTTGACAATTCAGAACTAAATGTGTTACAATTATTAGAGAGTGAGTTAGTAGAGTTACAGAAAGATTACGAAGAACAATGTGACACTAAGCAACTATACAATTACGCTAATGAGTTGTTGAGAGATTCTGGAATAAAGACAAAGATTATTCGGCAGTACGTTCCTATAATTAACAAGTATGTGAATAAATACTTGAACGAACTAGAATTTCTAATAAACTTTTCTATTGATGAAAATTTTAATGAAACGATACGTTCTCAGTATCGTGATGAATTTTCCTATTCTTCTTTCTCTGAGGGTGAGAAAATGAGAATTGACTTAGCATTACTGTTCACATGGAGAATGGTCGCTAAACTCAAAAACAGTGTGAATACAAACCTTTTGATTTTGGATGAGGTATTTGATTCATCTTTGGATGCTGATGGAACTGAAGCTTTCCTGAAAATACTCAATTCACTTGATGATAATACGAATGTGTTTGTAATTTCCCATAAGGGTGAAATTTTATATGACAAGTTTCGGTCAACGATAAAGTTTCTAAAAGAAAAACAATTTAGTAAAATAGAGGTAGTGTGAGTGATTTAGTATGTGAACTGGTGAAAGAAGATGACCCTTTTTTAAAAGAAATACCAGAGGCGTTTGATTTCGATAATCCTCAAGTTGACTCTGAGAAATTGGTTGACCAGATTAAAGAGAATATGATACACCATAGAGGAGTTGGCCTGTCAGCAAATCAAATTGGAATACCACTTAAAGTTTTTGGTTTTTTGTTTGATGATAAAATAACAGTAACTTTTAATCAAGAGATATTAGAATGGAGTGAAGAAACAATATATATGAGAGAAGGATGTTTGTCTTTTCCTGGCTTATATTTTCCTGTTACAAGAGCGGAAACTATAGCTGTTCAGTTTCAAGCTTTTGATGGAGGAGAACAAGCTGGAAGTTTAACAGGATTATCATCGATTGTATATCAACATGAGATGGAACATATGAATGGTGACCTTTTTATTCAGGGGGCATCGAAATACAAATTAAAACAAGCTATGAAAAAACGTGGCAAATACTTAAATAAAATAAATAAACAAGAGAAGGAATAAAATGGCAGAATCTAAAGGTATAAAAGAAACCAAAGAAGTTATGGAGTTTATTTTTTCATTCGTAGACGCGATTGGAAAAGCAAAAGCGGATGATAAGTTTTCTTGGACAGATGCGAGATATTTCATTGACCCTGTTAAAAAACTCTTTGAAGCAGTTGACAATATCGAAGAAGTAATTCCAGAAATCACAGATATTGATGATGAAGAATATGATATATTAGTTGAATACGTCAGGGAAAAATGGGATTATGACGAAGAAAATCTGGAATGGGTTGTTGATACTGCCATCGAAGCGGGTAGAAGTATTCTCACACTCGTTACGATGTCTGACAAAAAAGCATAGTGAGTATAAACAAAACAATCAACAGATTTTGGCGTGATTGGGCGGCCATAGTGTATCTTTGGATTTGTCTTTGTGACTTTTTCATAGGGCCGGTTGTCTGGAATATGCAGATGGATAGTTATTGTAATATGATGGTGTTGAAAGGTTTGGTTTGTGATGCATCACGCTGGATACCTTTAACTTTAGAAGGTGGTGGAATCCTACACATTTCATTTGGAGCAATTTTAAGTGCAACAGCTTGGAAGAAAAAAGAAGAGATGGATGTTCACCATAGTAGGAATGATTCTACTACTTAGCGGGTGTGCAAAGAGTGCAGAAGAGTCGGGTGCAACAAGTGGTGGTAAGTCAACTCTACCAGTTACAGTATCCGCACTAGTTGAACACGCAGAGTATTGTGAA